ATCAGAAAAACTATACGAAGTGCTGTACCAGATGACGGTATAGCGGAAAGAGAGGTTAATTATGCCGAGTACAAACAACAAGGTGAAGTTCGGCCTTAAGAACTGCCATTATGCGAAGGCGACACTTGATCCGGATACCAATGCCGTGACATTTGGTACGCCTGTTGCGATTCCGGGTGCTGTGAACCTGTCGCTTGATCCGGAGGGCGATACCGAACCGTTCTATGCGGATGATATGGTGTATTACACCACTGTAGCGAACAACGGTTATTCCGGTGATCTGGAAATTGCGCTGATTCCGGAAAGCTTCAGGAAGGATATCCTGAAGGAGACTGAGGATGCGAACGGTGTTCTGGTGGAGGATTCCACGGTGGAGCCGGAGCATTTCGCTCTGCTTTTCGAGTTTTCCGGGGATAAGAAAAAGATCAGGCACTGTATGTATTACTGTACCGCTGCAAGACCTACGATCGAAGGAAAGACCAATGAGGATAGTAAGGAAGTACAGACCGAGAAGCTGGAGATCACGGCGACTCCGCTTCCGAACGGACTTGTGAAGGTAAAGACCGGTGCGAATACGTCAGATGCGGTTTACAACGGATGGTATTCCAATGTCTATCAGACAGAGCATGCACAGGTATCTGCGGTTCTTGCCGGGATCACGATTGGAAGCCTGCAGCTTACGCCTGCTTTTGATGCCGGTACCACTTCCTATACGGCTGAGACCGTGAATGATGAGGATGCTGTATCGGCTACTGCGGCAAGCGGAACGGCGGTCACAATTCTTGTGAACGGGGTGGCTCATACTAGCGGCAATGATGCGACCTGGGCGAGCGGAACCAATACAGTGACGGTGATCGCAAGCAAGACCGGATGCACCAGTACGGCTTATACCGTAACGGTGACAAAGAACGGACAGGGTTGATCTTAGCGGGCAGGGCTTCGGCTCTGCCCATTCTTGTGATTGGAGGAAAGAGAAATGGCACTTACAAAGACAGTGAATATTGATGGCAAGGATGTGACTTTCAGAGCATCGGCAGCCATTCCAAGAATATACAGAAACAAGTTCCATCGTGATATCTACAAGGATCTTCATGACCTGCAGAAGAGCATTGATGAAAATGATCCTGAAAACTCTGCACTGGATTCTTTTTCGCTGGAGCTGTTCGAGGATATCAGCTACATCATGGCGAAGCATGCGGATCCGCAGGGGGTTCCGGATACTCCGGATGAGTGGCTGGATCAGTTCGGGACGTTTTCCATTTATCAGGTGCTTCCGGAGATCATCGAGCTCTGGGGGCTGAATGTGCAGACACAGGTGGAGAGTAAAAAAAACTTCGAGCGACTGACCGGGAAATGACAACGCCTCTGTTGTTGCTCCGATGTGTGCAGCTGGGAATCCATATCAGCGAGTTGGATCTGCTGACGATCGGTACTGTGCTGGATATGTACACGGAGCTTCAGAGGGATGATGAACCGCATGATCAGTTGGCAAGTCAGGATGATATGGATCGGTTCTGATGCAGAATTGACAGTCTTTTCACACACGGTTTTCCGTATCCATGTTATAATCAAAGAGCCGTGTCGTGTCGATATATGATACGATACGGCATTTTGATAATGAATGAGGTGAACGTGATGAAAAATGGTAAAAATCCTGATCCAAATACCATCCATCCGATAACAGGATATGATAAAGAAATATATGTGAAGCCCACGATAAAGAATCCTAACATCATTGTCGGAGACTTTACTTATATTGCCGACTCTGATTTTGAGAGTCATGTTACACATCATTATGAGTGGAATGGAGATAAACTTATCATCGGTAAGTTTTGCCAGATAGCTGCTGGTGTTGAGATTGTAATGAACGGTGCGAATCATCAGATGAATGCTGTGTCTACGTTTCCGTTCTATACTTTGGAAGGATGGAATATGAATCTGCCTGATGCTTCTGATCTTCCTTTGAAGGGTGATACCATAATTGGAAATGATGTGTGGATTGGACAGAACGCAGTCATACTTCCGGGAGTTAGTATCGGAGACGGTGCGATTATTGGTGCCAATAGTGTTGTAGGTAGTGATGTGGAGCCGTACACTATTTTAGTGGGAAATCCAGCAAAGGCGATGCGAAAGAGGTTTGATGATGAACTGATAGATCTTATGCTGAAATTCAGATGGTGGGATAAAAGCATCGAGGAGATAGATTCCTTGATTCCTATCCTGACTTGCAGTGATCTTGAAAAAGTAAGAACGGAGTTGAAGGCAAGGCTATGATCATACTGATAACAGGAGCATCGCATACAGGGAAGACTATTCTGGCACAGAGAATGCTTGAAAAGTATAATTATCCGTATTTCTCCATGGATCATTTGAAGATGGGATTGATACGGAGTGGTAATACTGATCTCACGCCGGAAGATGATGAAGAACTTGTCGCGTATCTCTGGCCTATTGTGCGCGAGATGATCAAAACGGCAATCGAAAATAATCAAAACCTAATTATCGAGGGGTGCTATGTACCATTTGATTGGAGACAAGATTTTGATGAACAGTACTTACAGTCGATTAGATTTATCTGTCTGGCAATGTCAGATGAGTACATAGATACTCATTTCGATGAGATAAAAGGACATGGATCAGATATTGAGGCACGACTGGATGATTCTTATTGCACAGTTGATCAGCTAAAGAATGACAATCATCATATTATCAATGGGTATGAGCAAACTGGGGAAAAGATTTCTTTGATAGATGTTGATTACGAAGAAACAATAAGAACAATCATGGATTAAAACTGAACTTGCAAATATAAACTTTGAGAAAGATCGGGAAACCGGTCTTTTTCTTTTACCCAAAATCAGGAAGGAGGGACATAGATGGCTGGACGGATCCAGGGTATCACTGTTGAGATCGGCGGTGATACCACCAAACTACAGACAGCCCTTAAGGGCGTAAATACAGAGATCAGAAACACTCAGAGCCAGCTGCGTGATGTCGATAAGCTCCTGAAACTTGATCCGGGGAACACGGAACTGCTTGCACAGAAGCACAGGCTCTTGGGGGATGCCGTCAAGGAAACGAAGGAAAAGCTGGAGACCTTGAAGACGGCGGCGGAACAGGCAGAGCAGGCGCTGAAGGATGGAACGATCACGCAGGATCAGTATGATGGCCTGCAGCGTGAGATCGCTGAGACCGAGGCGAAGCTGAAGTCTTTAGAGGAACAGGCAAGGCAGTCCGGGACAGCTCTTCAGGAAATTGCCGCAAAGGGTGAGAAGCTTAAGACGGTTGGTGACAATGTTACCAATGTCGGAAAGAAATTCATGCCTGTGACTCTGGGCGTTGTGGGATTAGGTACGGCGGCGGTGAAAACTGCCGCTGATTTTGATTCTGCCATGAGTAAAGTGGCAGCGGTATCCGGTGCGACTGGCTCTGATCTGGAAGCCTTAAGGGATAAAGCCCGTGAGATGGGTGAGAAGACAAAGTTCTCCGCATCCGAGGCGGCGGAAGCTATGAACTACATGGCGATGGCCGGCTGGAAGACAGAGGATATGCTTTCCGGTATTGAAGGTGTCATGAATCTGGCTGCGGCTTCCGGTGAGGATCTGGCTACCACTTCCGATATCGTGACAGATGCTCTGACAGCGTTCGGACTTACAGCAAAGGATTCCGGGCATTTTGCGGATATCCTTGCAGCGGCAAGTAGTAATGCCAATACGAATGTCTCCATGATGGGCGAGACCTTCAAGTATTGTGCTCCGATCGCCGGGGCCCTGGGATTCTCTGCGGAGGATACGGCGGAAGCGATCGCCCTGATGGCCAATGCGGGCATTAAAGGCTCTCAGGCTGGTACTGCTCTCAGGACGATTATGAATAACCTGTCCGGAGAGGTGAAGATTTGCGGTTCTTCCATTGGAGAGGTTACGATTGCAACGACAAACGCTGACGGCTCCATGAGAGAACTGTCGGATATCCTGGCTGATTGCAGGACGGCTTTCTCAGGCTTGTCTGAATCTGAAAAGGCGGCAGCGGCTGAAAGTCTTGTCGGCAAGAATGCAATGTCTGGATTCCTGGCTCTGATGAACGCCGGAGAAGCGGATATCAACAAGCTTTCCAGTGCGATTGATAACTGTGATGGTTCAGCAGCAAGTATGGCTGAAACTATGAACGACAACCTTGCCGGTCAGCTACAGATTCTGAAGTCTCAGCTGGAAGAACTGGCAATTTCCTTTGGTGAGCTGCTGATGCCTGCGATCCGGACGATTGTGGGTTGGATCCAGAAGTTTGTGGACTGGCTTAATTCGATGGATGAGGGTACCAGGAAGGTGATTGTGACGATTGCTCTGGTGGCGGCTGCAATCGGTCCGATACTGATCATAGTCGGTAAAGTCATCTCTGCAGTAGGTACCATTATGACTCTGGTGCCGAAGCTGGCCGGCGTGATCAATGCAGCGAAGGGAGTGTTTGCTGCCTTCAATGCGGTGTGCGCAGCGAATCCGTATGTGCTGATCATCGCGGCGATTGTTGCTCTGGTGGCAGCGTTTATTTATCTATGGAATAACTGCGAAGAGTTCAGGCAGTTCTGGATCGACCTGTGGGAGAGCATCAAAGAGATTGCTATTGCTGTATGGGAGGCGTTGAAGGCGTTCTTCCAGGCGGCATGGGAAGCAATCAAGACCACGGCAACAACGGTCTGGAATGCGATTAAGGATTTCTTCTCCGGATTGTGGGAAGGTATCAAGAATATTTTCACTACGGTGGTGAATGCGATCAGTACCTTCCTGACAACGGCCTGGAATGCGATTAAGAATACTGTTACTACGGTGTTCAATGCGATCAAGACATTCTTCACCACGATCTGGAATGGGATTAAGTCGGTTATCACGACTGTGGTAAATGCGATCTCCACCTTCCTGAGCACGGCGTGGAATGGTATCAAGACAGCGATCACTACAGTGCTGAATGCCATTAAGACGGCGGTTACTACGGTCTGGAATGGTATTAAGAATACGATCACGACTATCGTGAACGCAATCAAAAATGCAGTCACGACAGCTTGGAACAATATCAAGTCTGCCGTATCCAATGCGGCGAACGCGATCAAGACCGGCGTGACGAATGCGTTTAATGCCATGTTGAACGGCATCAAGAATATCTGCGGAAATATCTATGGTGCTGTGAAGGGCGGATTTGATAAGGCAATCGGCTTTATCAAGGGGCTGGCTTCGCAGGCGTTCCAGTGGGGTGCTGACTTCATCGGCGGTATCGTGAACGGTATCAAGTCCATGATCGGAAAGGTTGGGGACGCTGTTTCTTCGGTTGCGGATAAGATCCGGAGCTTCCTGCACTTCTCCGTGCCGGATGAAGGACCTTTGACGGATTATGAGAGCTGGATGCCGGACTTTATCGGCGGACTGGCTAAGGGCATAGAGAAGAGTCGGGGTATGATCGAGAACGCCATGAACGGCGTGACTTCTAATCTGACCATTACTCCGAGGGTGATGGCAGCGCAGAGCAGTTATTCCAGTTCTGCTGCTTCGAGCGGAGACCTGATCTCCGGCATCAATACGGCGCTGAATACGGCTCTGGCCGGTGGTGGTGCTGCAGGGGATATCGTGATCCCGGTTTATATCGGCGGTGACATGATCGATGAGATCGTGGTTACGGCTCAGCAGAGAATGAATCTAAGAAGTGGAGGCAGGTAAGATGGCTCATTTGCAGTATCTTGTTTTTAACAATGAGAATATCCCGATGCCTGCCTCTTATTCTGTGAGTTTATCGGATGTGGAGGCAGACAGCGGAGGTGTGACGGAGGCTGGAACCACACAGAGGGATGTTGTCCGGGAAGGTGTGGTTCAGATCGGCGTGACCTTCCGGGTGTCGAAGAAGTGGCTGAATAAGTTTTCGGCTTATAAGAAGCTGGCAAGCATTACGGTTGGATACCTGGATATGGAGACCATGAACATCTTGAACACGCAGATGTACATTGACGGGTATCAGGTGAAGCTGGTCAGCGATACAAGCTACGGGAGCTTGTGGGAGGTCTCCTTCACGCTGAAAGAGTTTTAAGGAGCGCGGCTATGTATCCAGTGAGCAATGCCTTCCTTGAAGCAGTGAAGGCAAACAATAGAAAATATTACTGGACCGGCAGGATCACAACGACTGCCGGAACAGTTTATGAGTTTGATCAGGATGATATGGTCAAGGGCAGCGGATATATTACCAGTCAGTGCTGCGGATCCACGGAGATTGAGTTGGGAACAGTGTATGCTGCGGAGATGGGGATTTCTCTTTTCTCTGAGATCAACCGGTATACGCTGGAAGATGCGAAGGTGGAACTTTTCTATCATCTGCAGGTGGCTGGCGGTTCCTATGAGAGAATCCCTATGGGAATCTTTGAGGTGTCGGAGGCGAACCGGAAAGCGAAGTGCCTGGAAATCAAAGCCTATGATTACATGGTGCGATTCGAGAAGGCTTTTACTTCCCTGGAATCCATCGGTAACGCTTATGACTTTATGGTGCTCTGCAGTACGGCCTGTGAGGTGACGCTGGCTCAGGACAGGGCAACGATTGAGGCGATGCCGAACGGGACGGAGAACTTGTCCATCTATTCTGATAATGATATTGAGACTTACCGCGATGTGCTGTTCTATGTGGGGCAGGTACTTGGCGGTTTTTTCGTGATCAACAGAGCCGGAGAACTGGAGCTGCGGAAGTATGGGAATACACCGGTGCTGATGGTAGAGCGGAAGCACAGGTTTTCTTCCAGTTTTTCCGACTTTATCACGAGATATACGGCGGTTTCTTCAACGAACCTTAGGACACAGATTGCGGAGTATTACGCGCTGGATCCGGATGATGGGCTGACCATGAATCTGGGCGTGAATCCACTTTTGCAGTTCGGTTTGGAAGAGACCAGGCAACAGCTCTGCACAAATATCCTGAATGATTTGGCTGTCGTGAATTATGTCCCGTTTGATTCGGATACTATTGGTAATCCGGCATTGGATGTGGGAGATATTCTTTCATTTACCGGTGGACAGGCTGATTCTACGAAGTATGCCTGTATTACTTCCAACAGCATCAAGATCGGCGGCAGGCAGAGTATCAAGTGCGTGGGGAAGAATCCGAAGCTGTCCCAGGCAAAGAGTAAGAATGATAAGAACATCTCCGGGCTGCTGGCTCAGATCGAGGCAGGTAAGATCGGGATTCATACCTTCACCAATGCATCGGCATTCACGGTGGCGGATGTGGATACGAAGATCATTTCCATCGAGTTTGCTACGACTGAAGCGAACCATGCGCAGTTCTTCGGGCAGGTGATCGTGGATGTGACGGCTCAGCCGGTCACGAGGTCTGTTACGGCATCCGGGGATGTGGTGATTCCGTCTGTTCCGGTTGATGATCTGCCGGTGGATCCGGATGATCCTGAAGAAGAGCCGGTGGTGATCGGCAATACGGAAGAGCAGACGATAACGGTATCCCTTCCGATGAGCTGGCAGGAGGACGGCCATGCGGATGTGATCTTTTCCTTTGAGTTCAATAACCAGATGATCCCGGTGCATTATCCGCAGGAAAACTGGCACAGCGGAAGGCATACGATCCTTCTGTATTATCCGATCGAGAATGTGGTGCCGAACTATACGAATATCTTCAATGTCTATATGCGCTGTGAGGGTGGTACGGCTGCGGTCGATACCGGGATGTGCATTGCTTCCATTTCCGGCCAGAGCATGGGTGCTTCGGCAGCATGGGACGGCAGGATTGATATTGAAGAGTATGTGGATCTGTTCCGGATCGGCAACGGAAGGCAGAGCGGAAGGCTTCAGGTGAAGGCTTTTACGGATACGGATGAATGGGAAGTCAAGGAAACCATGAGACGGTACTATTCCGATGTGAAGACCGGAAGATCCGGCATCGGAGGCTTTGCAGTAGTTGTGGATGTGCCGGGCAGTAACGCGTAAGGAGGTTGCGATGAAGAGATATACAGGAAATCTGGTCATTGAACTGGAAGACCAGAATACAGGAGTGAAAGAGACGGTATCGGAGACCAATATGGTCACCAATGCCGTCAATGACATTCTGGGAGTAAATCCGATGGGTGTCATGTATAAGGCAAGCGGTCAGTATGATGATTCCCTGACCTGGAATGATGCGTTGCTTCCGATCTGTCCCAACATGATCGGGGGCATCTTGCTTTTTCCGGGCTCTATCACGGAGCAGGCGGATAACATTTATCTGCCGTCAACGAATCTGCCGGTGGCTTATGCTTCCAATGATGTCAATGCTACGGCGAATACGAAGAGGGGAAGCATGAACCTGACGGAGAGCATGAAGCTGACAGATGGTTACAAGTTCGTCTGGGAGTTTACGCCTTCGCAGGGAAACGGCACGATCACGGCGGTGGGCCTTACTTCCAAGCAGGGCGGAGCAAATGCTTACGGCTCTGAGGTGGCTGTGGATACTACGCTGCTTCAGATCAAGAAGGTCAGCCTGGATGACGGGGATGGTTTTATCAATGACCTGTTCCGGACAGTTACCGTGGATTTTGAGAATGCTAAGCTTTATTCCCTGGGATATGCGAGCAATACCGTAACAATCAAAAGATACCGAATCCCGGTGTTTGATATCGGCCTGAATGAGAAGCTGGATGATTCCACGCTGGTTTTGGAGGATACAACGGTACTTCAGTGCAGCACCTTCCATTTCTACGGAAGCTATACACCGTATGGAATCTTCATGGATGGCGGCGATGGGTACTGGTACGGATTTGCCAATCAGGGCAATTCTTCCGGCAGTGCTACGGTACTTTGGATCAAGATCAAGAAGAGTGATTACACATTTACGGAAGGGCAGTGGACGCTTTCCAATGCTACGCTGATGACGATGGGAAGCTTCAAGGAAGGCTCCAGTTATCCTTCCGGGAACAGAAGTGCTGTGGTAAGAAACGGGTATTTGTATGCGCCGTCTTATGACAAGACCGGCGTGTATAAGATCAATATTTCCAACAGTACGGATGTGACGCTGATCAGTCTGGGATTTACTTCCGCCATGAGATGCATCGGGGAGACAGGCAGTACGGACTG